TATGATTATCAATCTTGCGAACACGGAAACTATCAAGATTCTTTGGGTTATGCAATCTTAGATCAAATTAAAGAGTTGCTTCTAAGAGAATTACAATTAGGTGAACTTTGGGATTTTAACGAGTCTAAATTTATCCAAGAAAATAAATTATTCGAGGTCGCAAAATGAAAAAGTACATCACTCGAATATATAAAAGTGAAACAGTACAGCAAATAAATCAAGCCGATAAGGAACATTGGGAACTTATTAATCTTGGTTATAAAGTTGTTAATACTTACACTTTTTTAACTTCAGCACAATTTAATTACGAACTCATTTCTTAATTTCTTTTCACATATATAGACTTACGAGGTATTATTTAGTTAATACCTCTTTTTTATTGGAAATGTCAGAAAAAGATTTAGAAAGAATAAAAAATATTTACGGCAAGCGTAATCCTAAAACTCATATTGAACAACGCTGTCAAAGACTTTATACAAAACAACTTGATGGATTATCTACAAGACAGTTAGTTTTACAACACGCACAAAGAGAAAGCATTTCCGAAAAAACAGCTTGGGCAGATTGGAAAAGAGTCACCGAATGGAACACGCAAGATTTGGAGAGAGATAGAGCCGATATACTCTCTCGTTTACATAGTATGAGACAAAGACTGTTTAATGCGGCTTTGAAAAAAGGACAATTGCAGACTGCACATATGATTTTAGATTCGCTAGGTCGAGCAAACGGAGAAAGTCAAGAAGCGGTAAATGTGAATATGCCACCTGCACTCAATATTCAAATTGAAACTAAAGAATGACATTCAGTTTTTGCATTCAGTTTTTTACATTCAGTTAATATAACTTGATTTTTCCATTCAGTTTTGCGAACCTGGACCCGCCCTGGTGGTTTACCTGGTAGTTACCTGGTCAAAAATTCATTTAGTTTTTAGGGTATCTTTATACCTCGACACCTGGTTCGCACGGCTTGTAGGCGATTCTGAAAGGAGCAAATCGCAAAAATTCATTCAGTTTTGCCAAAACTCGAAAATTTCATTCAGTTTACCAGGTCTTATCCTGGTCTTGTCCAGGTGTCTCCAGGCAAAAAAAAAGAGGCCGAAGCCTCTAGGTTTAATTTGGAAATTGGTTTGCTGTCCAGGTTGCATAGGGTGAACTGATCACCGCCCCCTGGCTTTTGCCCTGGTCTGTCCAGGTTTGGTAGTAGCCAACCGTGTTACCGTTGACGTCCCTTAGAGGGAGCTGGCATTCCTGGAGTTTGTCCAGGTTCTCCAGGCGATCAGCCAAGAGGCGTAATATCCTGGCGACTTCCTGGCCTTCCTGGTCAAATGCCTGGTTGTCGGTGTTGATTTTAACTTTAAGCATAATAAAAAAAGAGAGAAGGCTCACGCCTTCATCTCGGTAATTTTTTCGTCAAGCTCTTTGATATTGAGCTTGTCATCGAAAAGACTTACATGATCACCCGTAAGCGGTTCAGCTTGTAGGTTTTTTGCTTTGCGATATTCTGAGAAGTTTTTGCAACTCCTAGCTAATTGGTACGATGCCTCGTCATTGTCCATCCATAAAGCGACATTCCAAGTCTCGTAGTTAGTCCAACCGTTGTATTCTTGGCTCATGGTCTTGTGTACTCCCAATTTATTGTGGAGTAGTCTGTCATGGCGTCCCTTTGATGAGAGCCAAACATTCCAAGAATCAAAATTAAAATTGACATGAAGGCTAGATAGCCGATTGTAAATCTCATAGCGATAAGAAGTAAAAGAGGAGCCGAAGCTCCTCGGTGGTTAGTGGTAGAGTTCTCTTAAAAGAATCTCGTAGGCTTTTTTGCGAATGTGAGGGTCGAGAGGATTCTCTTGATGGAGTTCCTCTTCGATCTCTTCAAGCCTTGTCTCCTTGTAGGAGTCAAAGATCAAATTGCTCATTGGCTTCGTATTGGGCTTGGTCGTAATAGTCTTGGGCTTTTGTCTCTAGCTCTTCTTCGAGAGCTTCGAGGGCTTGCCAATCCTTCGGATCAATGCCACGAGAGGAAGCTTCGTCATCAACGTATGCTTCCCACTCTGAGCCGTAGCACTTGGGACGATTGTAGACAATGGTCATGCTTTGACCTCTTCGTTGATGATTTCAGAAAGGGCTTTATGTGTCCTTTTTAGCTCGTCCATATCACGCTTGCCGTACCATTTTAAAAAGTCTCGGCATTCCTGATGGACTAGCTTAAGGCCGTCTGTGCCACTTCTGAAGTCAACGCTCAATGAGTCGCCGTCTTGAAATCTAACGCTGATGTCATGAGATGTGAAGCTCAATGACTCGACACCTGAAAAGGTGTAACGTGCAGTTGGTTTCATAGCTGAAAAATAGTATGTAATTGTCAAGGTGCGAGGAAGATTTCTCTTCCCCTACTCTTATATTATAGCACACTCTTATATATATAACAGCAATATCTTCTATTTGTAACAAAACTTAATATATGGGGGTGGTGTAGCAAAAAATTTTTTTTATTTTGCCTAGGCGGGGAACCTGCTGATACAACACGAAATAAGTTGCTGTTATAGTAAATGTGGTTATTATTTTTATATGGCAGTAGCAGAACCTTTAAGTTTACGATGGGCACAGGGGGAGGTGTTCAAAGCTGATGAAAGGTTTAGAGTGCTTGTAGCTGGAAGAAGATTTGGTAAAAGTTATTTAAGTTGTGTTGAGTTGTTAAAGGGTGCTATTGCAAAGCCAGGAGAGACATATTTTTATTGTGCACCTACATATCGAATGGCAAAGGACATTGCATGGAAAACACTGAAGAAGTTAGTACCGAAACAATGGATTAAGTCTAAGAATGAGACAGATTTAAAGATTGAATTAGTAAATGAATCAACTATTGAGTTAAAGGGAACTGAGAATGCTATGGCATTGAGAGGTCGTAGTTTAAGTGGAGTAGTTTTAGATGAAGCTGCATTTATGGACAGAGAAGTATGGTCTGAAGTTATAAGACCTGCGTTAGCAGACAAACAAGGTTGGGCGTTATTTATTTCAACACCCGATGGAACGGCAAGTTGGTTTTACGATTTGTGGTGTTATGTACCCGAAGATGAGAGTGGAGATTGGAGGAGATGGAGTTTTACTACTATCGAGGGGGGTAATGTTCCGAAAGAGGAAGTTGAAGCAGCTAGGGGTCAGCTAGATAATCGTACATTTCGACAAGAATTTGAAGCGAGCTTTGAAAATCTTACGGGATTGGTGGCGATTAGTTTTGATGATGAGAATATATCGTCCGAAGTACAGGATTTACATATGTTACCGCTATATATGGGGGTGGATTTCAACGTAGACCCGCTTTGTGGCATATGTGCGGTCAAAAGTAATGAAAATTTGTATGTTTTTGACGAAATTATCCTTCGAGGAGGTGCAACTACATGGGATTTTGCTGAAGAAGTAGTCAATAGATATGGGGTAGAGCGAAGAATTATCACTTGTCCCGACCCTACGGGCGGTGCCCGCAAAACAAGTGGTGTTGGGCTTACAGATCATACAATTTTACGAAGAAGTGGCTTTACCGTGTCTAGTCCGAAGGCACCTTGGAAGATTCGAGATAAAATTACTGCTGTAAATACGGCATTATTTGATGCAGCGGGTGATCGAAGGACATTTATTCACCCAAGATGTAAAGAATTGATAAAATCGCTGAGAACCCTTACATATGCACCAAATACAGGTATGCCAAATAAAAATTTAGGAGTTGACCACGCATTTGACGCTTTCGGTTATCTTTGTTTACAGCAATTTAACTTGGCAAAACCAGAGACACTCGGCCAAACTTCGTTTAGAATATATTAAGA